ACGGCGCCACCAACATTTGCAGTTGCAAATTGCATTCCGTTGGCAAGATACACATGCCCTACGGTCGTCGCTGCGGAAGCGATGTCGGCATTGGTTCTTGAATAAGTAAAAGTTGTGGAAGTTGGTGTTGCCACAACCATGTATGTTCCGTTATACACGGTATTTGTCATCTTGGCGACGACAACAGAGTTGCCAACACTCAATTCATGCGCATACCGTGTAGTCAGAGTCACGGTATTCGCAGCGAGAACAGCGTTAATCACGTCAGTTTGTTTTGCCTGCGTCAAATCGTAAACCTTAAATCTTGCGACAGTTGGATAGGTGGTGGCTATATAGTCCGTCATTTGTGAGGCTGTTGCAAGTGACTTATTCAAAGAGCCGAGAAACGTTGCGCCTCTTGAAAAGTACTCCTCATCTGTTTCTGCGTCAGTTCCTTTTGTGCTCAGCGAAGCCAAGGTCATATCAAAAATGAACGGGCTCGTTGAAACGAGTGTAAGTGGTGACCCGACTGGGATATCGGGATACTCCGATGGCGTAACAGCCTCAACTGCTGTGGTTCCAGAAGTATTTCCCGAAGCGATGACCAAATCGTTGATGGTCTCAAACAAAAACTGTGTCAATACACCATCAACCAACACGTCAAACGAAACAACGGTTCCAGCGCTAATTGTCACGCCGGTGTTTACGGTCACGTCAAATGTTACGGTTCCTTCCGATGGTGTGGCACTAATTCTGTTGAAACCCATGAGTTTCAGCAATCCCTCCATCAACCCGTTTGGTAGACGGTTGGCTGCGTCAACCATGTATGCCGTTTGAAAGGATGTCGCCTCTAGGAGGGCATTTTCAACTGTTCCGAGTCTCGGAGTGAATTCAGGAAAAGATGTTTGTGCATACTCAACCGCATCTTCGTAAACCTCATCCGCATCTAAGTCAAAAACGGTGAAATCTACATATTCTTGAAAATTTGGGTTGGACATAATTAGGTAACTTTCTTAAATTTTATTTTTAGATTAATATTTCCGTCGCTATCTGCTCTCGTTACTGTTGAGTCTTCAGAAACTAGGATTTCTGGAACATACGATGCCGCCTCGTTTATGAGGGTGGTCAAAGATTTACCCGAAAAAGAAGGGTCGTCTATACCGAAAAGTCTGCTCAATGCAAGTTCGCCTTTTTGTATTTGTATCGCGTTTCCGAGCAGCGTTGCATAAAATTCGTCGGTGCCGTCAGTAATCGTTTCCATTGTGCTGTCGAAATTGAAAGCAATAGGCAGACGTAAAGTGTTCATAGTTTTCCGATTACCACGCCTTCATCCAAAGAGTCGTTAATCAAGAGTACCACCACGCGGTCTCCGACAACAGGCAAGACGAGGGAACCGTACACGCCTTGAATATCGGTTGTGGATGAACTCAATGATGCACTCGTCAAAAACGTTCCACCATCGGGGTCGGCAGCGGATGTAGTGGTAACTGTTTGCTTGACCGGAGTCACAACTTGGTTCCTAAACGGCTGAATGCATTTGTACGGACCGACAGCAGCCTCAATATTGATTGCGGGAATCCTAACAAATACTGTTTTTGTGGCGGCGGTGACAGCCGTGACAATACCGATGTGCAACGAAGAAGAACCTTCTTTGTTCGTTGCGAGAGAATCTGCTCTACTCAACCGAACATCAAAACCGTCATCCATGTCTATTTGGACCCTCCGCCGATGACTACAGCCTCGGCTATCTTTTCGTTCATTTTTCTTTTGTCTTCTGGCGCAAGTTTAGTCGTAGTCGCAAACGCTATCGAAATAGGTTCTGGCCGACCGAATTGATACTTCACACTTGTTATCAGGTATGCGTTGTCAAAACCGTCCTTGTAATTGTCATCTGCAAACACGTTCTTCCCATTAACCATCAGCCACGGAATGACGGTCATGCCTGCCCGCAACCTATAGGCAGAGCCTTCACCTTTTCCGTATAAGGGTCCACCCCAAATTTCTGCGGAACCCTCAGACTCCTTTACGGAATCTTCCGACCTTCTAACGCTCGGCGCTTTCAACAACAGTAATCGTTTTGTCTCAGGGTCTATCCCCTGAAACGCCTCATGGGGATACAGGAGAGGAACATAATACAATTTTCGGGGTTGAAGTTTTCCTTCGTATGTTTCCACTTTCACGAGTTCGGTTTGCTCAAAACCCCATCTGCCCAACAACCATTGTGGAGACCCAAAAAACAGTCGTCCGTTGGACACAAAAGTCAAAAAATTTATGTCTTGTGCTGCGCGCAGCAAAACATCAAACACGGAATCTTTATTGTTCTTGGTTTTGACTTTAATTGTGGACTGCTTTACGCCTTTTACCTCTTCAATGTATGGAATCAAACCAAACTTATTTGCTACTTTGCGAGCGAATTCAAACCCCGTAGAAGAGCGGTAGGACTGAGGTGTTTTGTCCTCTTTCATTTCTTGCACCGCTTTTGTTCTGCATACAAGACGAACAAGAAAGTATCCATCGTCTGCCTGTGAAATCTCAATGACCGAAATCCTAAAAGTCTCACCAAATCCATTCGGGTCCTTATCTCCACCTTTAAACAAGATTGGTGTTGATACCTGAAAATAATTGTTGCGGTACATCTCCAAATCTTTGTCGGCGATATCTACCGTTAACTGTGAACAGCCATTGACGGTGTATTCAACTTCCAGATTGATAACATTTTGTGCTATCTCAAACCGTCTACGATTAACTCCGTCTTTGACCCAAGGCGGTTGACGCTTGGACGCATTCCAGTCAATAATCAAAACGTTGTCATCAATCACTTAGTTACCCCCTTGACAATTCCAACTCAAGTCGCTTCCTCCACGCAGCCTGAGTTTCATTCGCTCTTCTTACAATGTCAATACCCGCAGCGGCTGCTTTTATAATCAGTTCACTGATGGGGATTGATGGCGGTACTTTTTCTTTGTCTGGACATTCTTTTGCGTACTTTTTGGGGCAACATTTCTTCCAATGGGGGCAATCGGGTTTCGGCGGTGGTTTCTCCAATTTGGGGATAGCGGTAATATTTTGAAAAGGATTCCTGTTCTCAATCATGCTCAAACGACAATTAGCCTGCGTAACTTGGTTTAGTTTGTTCCTGCGGACAGAATCCACATTCAACTCAACAATACTAAAAAACAAGTCGGTGAAAACACCGGTCGCCGACTGCTCTTTCGACATATTCCTATAAGCGTGGGGAGTGGTCAACATTCTGTCATAATTCAAAATCTGTATCACGCGTTGCGAATTAGCAGCCATTGACCGCAAGACCTCAATATGTTCGTCAACGGACTGAACCAAACCATCACCAGGAACCGCGAGAGTAAAAGTAATGTCAACAGACATCAAGCGATGCGCTTTAAAAAACACAAGCGGCGTCGTGCCGGGTCGCGGAATTTGTGCCACCTCGTCACCCAACTGGTTGTATGTAATTGATATCGGATTGTACGGGAAAACAAACCGAACCTCAGGGTCTGTTCTACCCTGTTCGGGATGCATCACCAATGTCAACGGTTTGGAAAACCCTGACGGAACACCAAGCAGCAGTTCACCAAGTGAAGTGTTTGCGTTCATGCGGATAGTCAACGAAGCCATAAATGATTAAGTCCTTCTCGCGCCACCGGTGCTGCCCACAGTGACTCCACCGCGTTCATTCGTGTCTCTAAATGCGGCTTGAATTTCGTTGATGATTCTGTCAACTGTTGCTTTGTCTGCGAGCGGTGAAACAACGCTCACATTCACCACTTTTGATGTCTGCGCTGACGGTAAGACAGATGGCTGCATGTAAGAACCCATCGGAACTTTTGGTCTATTGACTTCCGCCAACCGGTCAGGGGAAAGCAACATTCCCGCTACTTTGAGGTTCCCCGTTTTTGAAGTCGTATCCTCTTGAATTTGGTTTAAAAGGTTTTGCAGGAAGAAACCTCCCTGACCCGCCATCGCCGGGTCCTTTAATTTTGTTGTAATAAGTCCCATGATTTCTTCGTTTGTTAACTTTTCCATTCCCTTGCCAGTTCTGACAAGGTCACCTAGTTCTTGCTGTGCGGTCGGGTCTGATTTGATGTACTTTAAAATATTTTCATTACTACTAACTTCATTCATGCGGGCTAGGACTGCGTCTTTTTGTTTATCGGTCAAATTCTTCAAAGTACCAGATTCCAAACTTTCTTTAACAGCGACTTGCATAGTTCCAAATGCGCCCAACGGACCAGCCTCAGTGGTGCCGAACATAAGAGTATCTTCCAAAAATTTGTCAACTGTTTCTTCGTTGAAAAGTCCGGTAGCAAGAGCAGCCTCTGAAGCATCTACATTCTTTCTTGACTCGCGTCTCTTCCTATCTTGTTCAAAAACATTCATCGCACCAGTCGTGACAGCACCGGTGAATTTTGCTATTTCGGCACGCATCAACCCCATTTGTTGGGTTGTTGTCTTACCGACAAGTTGAATAACATCTTTCAAACTCAGCATTTTTGTTCGCAAATTAATGCCAGCCTCTTCCGCCAAAGCGTTCAACTGGTCGGTTCCCACTCCGAGTGTTCGTTCCGCAAGAGCCGCATTGTCGGTGAACTGTTCTATTTCCCTATCAAATTGTTCCATTTTTAGTTGAAATGCGGTGACATGCTTGTTGTATTCTTCCATGTGCTGAACTTCTTTTAGATTGGCTTCGTGTTGCTTTATGGCTTCTTCTCTTGCCGTAGCAAGAGCAGCGATGTCACCAGCAGCAAAAGCCTCTTCCGTTGCTTGCGTATAATTGTCAACAAGGCTTTTTCCCATTTCGCGAGCGGCTTTTTGTTGTTTGCCGGAGTTCATGTACCCACTGATTCCACCGACAACAGCACCTATCGCCGCGCCCACACCAGTTCCGATAATCGGTACAACGGAGCCGACCGCTGCGCCGATGGCTGCTCCAGCAAGGGCGCTAGAGCCAGCAGACATCGCCCTAGACGATTTGCTGTCATTCTTGAACTTGCTTCCAATGATGTTGCCCGCGGCATACGAACCTCCGGCTATCGCTGCAGCACCTGCAAGACCAGCCGCACCCATTGTGCCACCAGAGGAACCAAGTCTCCCAAAATTTCTTCCTCCGTCTGCCCTTTGAAACATTCCTGGCATTTTTATTGCTTGTCCACCCATCATGGACAATATTCCGCCACCAGCCAAAGCGATACCCGCACCTTGTTTCAGTGCACCACCAGTAGTGCTGGTATCACCTGCGGTTGCCATCAAACCCATGCCGGCGGCGGTGGAGAGCATGCCACCTATCGGCATTGCATACATTTTGTCCAAACCTCGCCCCATTGCTGCTGGTGCTCCTCTAACAGCAGATTGAATTCGCTGCTGTCTACTCATGTGCTGTGCGGACGCTTGCTGATAGGACATCGGTCCGCCCACGGGTGCGCCACCAGCGCCCATCGGTCCGCCAACGGGTCCGCCATTCACAAAAACATTATTTGCCCGAATCGACATATCTTTCCCAAACATCTTTCCAAGTGTGGTAAAGAATCGGCTGAACAAAGTTATGGACGCATAGATTGCGATTATTGCACCAATCGCATTACCTAATTTCCCGCCCATCTTCCCGAACAACGCCATCATTCCTTTCATCAACTTGGTGAACAACTCCAATAATTTGGTCATCATTTTCAGCATCAGCCCAATCGCTGGCAATGCAGCAAAAAATGCTTCCTTCAACATGTTCGCGTAATCACCAATAGCGCCAATCAAATCGACGATGATTTTCGCAAATTCCTCTAGGGCAGGTTTATTTTTCAAAACCAAATCAGACAGAACATCAATACCACCAGCAAATTTATCTTTCAAACCTTCAAAAATCGGACCAAAGAACGACTCGTTGAGAGCCTTTCCCGCTGGCTTGAAACCTCTCGCCCAATCTTGCAGTCTGTCACCGAACCCTCCCACCGCATCAACAATTTTGCCCATTTGTTGCAAGAATGTTGGAGTCGTATTCAGGTAACGATTCATTAAAACAACGAACTTGTCGGTAATTTTTGCTACGGCTTCCTCAACATCGCCAAAAAAACCGGTTCCGAATTGTGATATTAACGGACTTAACCTTACGACAGTAATTTTCAATTGGCGGACGATGTTGTCAAACAGGTCGCCTGCGGGTTGGAGAAACTGTGTTCCCAAGTCTCCGAGTACTCGTTTAACGTCCGTCATTCCCTGCTTGAAACGACCGATGAGCGTGTTGTTCAACGCATCAAGTTGACCAGCGTATTTTTCTTGGAAAGTTTTTCCGAGTGTGCCTTCGGCAGCCGCCGCAAAAAACTCGTCAGATGTTTTAACACCAAGTTCTTTAGCCTCTTTAATAATTTTTTCAAAATCAGGACCCAATTCTTTGGCAACGTCACCGGCACCACCCAAACCGTCTTTCTGAACTTTCGCCAAAAATTCGGCAAGTTTTTCACTGCCCTTACCGATATCCCCACCACTGCCAGCAACGACATTCATCAATCCCTCAAACGCGGCTACGGTGTTACCCGTAACCGCTTTCTGTTTGCTGAGAGTGGCGAAAGACTTCTGCAAAGACTCAGCACCCACAACCGCGAGTTTCGTATTTAAGGTGAACATGTCCATCGCCTGACTCGCAGCAATGAAACGGTCAGCGGTATTGGCTGCCCCTTCGGTATACATCGGCGCAAATTGAACTGACGCAAACTCTTGCTGTGCCGCAACTGCCGTAGTAACCGCAACTGCCAGACCAGCAGCGGTATACGCCAAACCGCTCATGGCTGCTTTATATAACTTTATGAACCCAGGACCCATAGCAAACAATGCACTGATAGTCCCCAAACCAGCGGCAAGCAAAGGTATTTCAATTAACGACAACTTGTTTATTAACTTAATAAAACCACCGACGGCGCCAATCAACTTTCCTATGTCTTGACGGAAAGCAAAGGTTTCTTTCAGCAGTCCTGCATATCGTCCCCTCAACCGATTCAAGTTGCGATTCTGTCTATTCAACAGATTGTTGAGGCGGTTGTTGTCGTTATTGGTTCGGTTTCGCTCTCGGCTGGATTCGCGTTCTGCCCGTCTACCGCGTTCCCGCTCGTCGTTTAATCTTTCTTCTTCGTCACGAAGACGACGCAAAGCCTCGCGTGTTGCCTCAATCTCCGCTATGTCGGAGTTGACTTCAATATTTATTACTACACGCTCTGGCATGCCTTACTCCGTTGTTAAACGGATAACGAGCGCTCCAGCAGAATCAGCGACTGTTTCGCTTTGCTTCTGCTTCCTGTTTTTCTCTATCCTGTGCTATAACTTTAGCACACGCCAACCTGATAAACCATTCTTCATCCGAACAATCAAGCAACCGTATCGGGTCGGTATGCCAAACCTCACCTAACCTTGCCGCGGTTATGACGCGAGCGTCTTGGACTAATTCGACGAACGCGTCTTCGTAGGGTCCAACGAAGACTCAACGTTTTCCCCATATCCAGCAGCCTCAATGATTGCCACCGCGGCGGACTCAACGTGGGGTTCAACACCAAAAAATGCGGTCA